ATGCGGGTACCGTCAACACCGTCCGATGTTCAGGCACAGACCGATTCGCCGGTTGATGCGAGTTCCAGCCATGCAACCTTAGAGGACGCTGCTCTCGCCACCGCCTTCGTCCAGGCCGACCTCAATGCCCTGGCGCTGCAACTCGCTGAACAGCGGATCCGCGCGTGCCTCGGTGATAGCACGTGGGTCTATTGCGCGGAGTGCCTCTACAGGTGGTTCGATGCTCCCCGGCACACCGATAGCTGCGTCGTCGGCAACATCTTCAAGCTGGCTGCGCGCCTTGGCGAGCTCCGTGACGCTGCGGCTCGGGGAGCTGCTGCATCGCCGCAGCCAATCTCCGGTCCGCTCTGCGGCCACTGCCGCAACGGCATGTACTGCTGCGAGGAGCGCGGACATACCGACGCTCATTCTGTCCGGATCGATGGGGAAAACCACTTCTGGCGGAACGATGCGGACGCGGCCTGCGCGCACTGCGGACCACACTGCGCTGGCGGCGCGGCGCACAATGCCCGCGTCGAGGATGGCGTGTTCTTCCGCGGCGGCAGGTTAGACCGCCATATCGAATACTTCGCTGCCCCGATCGGGCGCGGTGTGGAGGCGCTGTTCGATCCTGCGCCGGTGCCCCCTGGGCTGCGCCTCACCCACGAAGAGGCGGCGCTGCTCACTGCGACGGGGGTGTCCCGATGACCGCTGGCATGCAGGCACTTGTGGCCGCGATCGATGCAAGGGCTAATGAGATTTATGCGGGGGATGGGGACGGATCCGACTTAGCAGATGCGAGGGGTATGGCGCGGGCGTTGGCGAGGACGCTAGCCGGACAATCCATCCCCGCGGCCTTCGGAGCACCGGGTGATTGGGGTTATTTCTCTTCAATCGGTAAGGCGCTCTTACGGATCGCTGAAGAAGCGCACGAAGAGGCCGCCCACGATGGGGGGCGCCAGTGAAAAAGTGTGCCTTTATCGCGTCGACTGGGACTGAACTGCTGTGCCAGCGCAAGGCCCTGGGCCTCTCGCAGTCAGAGCTAGCGCAGGCGATCGGCGTATCCGCCTCCGCTATCGCCAGCTGGGAGCGAGGCGTGGGGGTGATGAGCGCCTACTCGCACCACCTGCTGCGCCAGTTCTTCAAGGACACCCAGGCGCAGCGCCAGCTGCACGCAGCGGGCGACGTCAAGAGTGCCGCCAAGATGCGCGCGACGGGAGATTGCACGACGGGAGGTTGCGCACTGTGATCTCTCCCCGCGCCCTCGCGAAGGTTCCCGTGCAGCGCTGCCGCTTCTGCGACTGCACGCCGGAGGATCCGTGCAAGTTGCCGAACGGCGACGAGTGCGCCTACATGACCTCGCGGGCCAACCGCTGCAACAAGCCCAGCTGCATTTTGGCCTTCGAGGCAGAGCGGCGGCGGGAGTGGCGCGAGGAGACCCAGCGCCTGAAGAGGCAACGCCTGCTGCGCGATCTGCGCCGCCGAGGCAAGCAACCAAAGCACGACAAGAAATGGAGACCGGAATGAACGAAACGATGAAGCAGGCAGCAGCGATCGAGAAGAATCCGCTGGTGACGTTGAACCGCATCCATGGCGAGGAGTTGAACCGGCTGGTGTGCTCCGACCTGGAGCAGGCCTACGCGCGCGCCTCCGCACCCGTGGAGGATGACGGCGATGCCCATGGTTGCACCTGGAGCGGACGGCCAGCGGCGGTCAAGGGCAAGCTCGATTGGGATGCCATCCCCGACCGCGTGATGGTGGACGGGCCGGAGGGCGAAGACGACGCCATCGATTTCGCCGCGCTCTGCTGCTCGGTCTCGTTCCTCGTGGCGATCGGGCTGGAGATTCTGGGCGGGATCTACCTGCTGCATATCCTGCGTCACGCGGCGAGCGCCGGCTTCTCCGGAGCGGAGCTGCTGCATAGACTGCGTCCCTAGTCCTGCGGTCCTGCGCGGACGGCGAGCGAATAAAGAACTCTGGCCGTGCGCCCAGCACCGGCGGGAGTAGAAGCAAGAGTTTTCAAGAGAGAGAGGAAGCGATGGCAGACCAGCAAGAGAACGAACCCATACCGATCAACATCGGCAACATCTGCGAGGGCGCACTTGTTGAGGCCTTCGAGGTTGAACTGGCGAAGGTGATCAAGAACATCATGGACCCGAATACCGAGGCGAAGGCTAAGCGTTCGATCACGATGACCGTGGACTTCCACCCGAAAGATGACCGCGTGCAGATCAACGTCGAGTCGGAGGTCAAGACTCGACTGGCTGGCCTGGTGCCAGCCAACTCCCGGATCTTCGTCGCCAAGGATGCTGATGGCGTGCTTTACGCGCTCGATGAGGATCCACGCCAGATGCACATCTTCACCCCGGCGAAGCCTGTCGAGGCACCTGCTCCGATCGTCTTCAGCAGCGCGAAATAATCCCGCAACCTTCCACGCTTCGCAACCGCAGCACGCACTCCGGAGAACCCGATGGACCTCGCAAGCGCAGTTACCAATCTCAAGAATCTATTCAACCCGCAGCCGCTTGTCGAAGTGATTGGCGATCGCAACTATGCCGTGAAGCCGAGCGGCTATGGTGCGTCGCTCGGCGAGCTGATCGTCCCGCCCGCGAAGCCAACCCTGCAGCTCATCAGCCTCACCGGCTTCCGCGATGCGTATATCGCAGGCATCGACGACTTCTCCGAAGCAGGCAAGACGGCGGTGCAGGTCATCGACCATGAGACCGTCGCGCTGGTCTCGCTCGAGGCGGACGAGAACGGCCAGCGGCATAAGTGGCTGCAAACCACCAACAGAGAGAGCAACCCGTTTCCGTTCGACGCATACCAGGTGCCAGAGGCGTTCCTGCTCTCGCTGCAGATGGGCTTCCTGCCGACCGAGGAGGTTGTGCAGCTGCAACGGTTCGCCAGCTCGCTCAGCAATGAGAGCAGCATCGCCACGCAGGACGATGGGTATACCCAGACGGTCACGGCGAAGCAGGGTTCGGTCTCTCGCGGGGATATCCAGCTGCCGAAGCGCATCGAGCTGATGCCCTATCGCACCTTCCGCGAGATTGATCCGGTGAAGTCCGAGTTCATCGTGCGGCTGAAGGGCACGCCCGGCCAGTTGCCGACCATCGCTCTGCTCGGCGTGGACGCTGGCCGCTGGAAGCATGACACCGCCCTGCTGGTGAAGTACTGGATGGTGGCGAACCTGCCTGAAGGCACCGTCGTTATCGCCTGATTGCTACGCGCAAGACCACCGCAACACAACCGGGCGGCGGGATACTCGCCGTCCGCGCAGCACTCCCCAGGAGGGAAGCAATGAAGGTACTGGATCTGGAAACGTTGAAGTTGAGCGGTGGATACCATCGCCGCGGCGTAGACGGCCTCAGCATCATGGAAGCCGTGGCGTGGTTCAACAATGAACCGCATAGCAATTATCCGCAGTGTGCTTGCCCAGCGCTGACGCGCTTCGGCATTGGCTTGAATTACTGGTTTGACGATGAGCATCGGCAGAAGCTAGTGCCCTTTATCCCGAAGCTCGTGGGCACGCGCAATCCGGTTCTCGAACAAGCGCGCTATGAGTATCTGCTGAACGCGACGCTGAACGTATTGATCCCGATCGGGCTGCGCAACCTGGCGGATCGGGTTGCTGGGGCTGATAGTGAGTTGGCTGAGAGATTCCGTGGGCACGCTCGGCAGTTCGAAGAACTGCCGAAAATAAAATACGCCCGCGCCCTCGACCTCGCCCTCGCCCTCGACCTCGCCCTCGCCCGCGCCCGCGACCTCGCCCTCGCCCTCGACCTCGACCTCGCCCTCGACCTCGACCTCGCCCTCGCCCGCGACCTCGACCTCGCCCTCGCCCGCGACCTCGACCTCGCCCTCGACCTCGACCTCGCCCTCGACCTCGCCCTCGACCTCGCCCTCGACCTTCCTCTAGTCGATCCGCGCAAGGTCTGGGACGCCGCAATCGAGGTCTTCGGCAAAGCCATTGACCTGACCGTTGAAGAGGTTCGGGGGTGATGGAAAAGATTTTGAGCCTGCTACGCGCACATCCTGCAGGCATGACCAGCGTCGAAGTGGCGCAGGCTCTCGGCTGGTCGCGCGTAGCAGTGGCCGCAACGTTGAAGGCGATGAAGCGTGCCGCATTGATCCAGGGCGCGGGTATGCATCGCGACGGGGCTGCCGTTGTACAGGTCCGGTCTCGGCCGCTGCAGCTGAACTTCTTCCGCCGTAGGAACGGCCGAACCACACACATTGAGCTTTCCACGTAGAGCGTGGATGAGGAGGCAGTATGGCAGGTACGTCGAAGCAGGCAGCAAAGAAGGTTGCAAAGAAGAAGGTAGCCAAGCGCTCGCGGTTCGCGGGCAGGGTTGCACTGCCGCTGGCAGGCGTCGCTGACAAGGTGATCACCCTCAAGGTCGATGTCGACACCGAAGATTTCACACGGCTGCAGGAGGCGATTGTTCGCGCGAGCGATGTGGCTGGGCGCGTGGAGTCGGCTGCCAAGGCGATTGCCAACCATAAGGACCCGAACCATAAGCAACTGCATCGCCGCGTTCGCGTGCTGGTCTATGACGCCGCGGGAACGCGCATATCCAACTCGATCTCTGACCTGACGCGCTCGGATGTGCTGACGCTGAAGGTCGACTGCGACAACGTCGACGCAAAGACGGTCAGCGTCGTTCGCTAGTGCTGCGCGCACGGCAAGAGGAAAGGCTTTCGCCGTGCGCAAACCAAACATTTCAGGAGTGAGGGATTTATGACAGACCGCAATTCGGAACGAATCCTGTTGGAGCTGAACGTCGCTGACCTTCGCGCCTCGAGCACCAACCCACGCCAGACCTTCGACCGGTCTAGGCTTGACGAGCTCAAGGCCTCGATCGCGCAGTCCGGCCTCCAGGAGCCGCTGCTGGTGCGGCCAGTGTTCCTTGAGGACTGCGACGGTGGCCACGGCGTTGACGTTTACGAGGTCGTCTCCGGGCATCGCCGCCTGCTGGCAGCGCGGGAGCTTGGCCTCGAGCTGCTGCCGTGCCTGCTGGCTCGCGGCATGACCGATGCCGAGGCGGCCGAGACCGCGATCGTCGCCAACCTGCAGCGCGTCGACATTCACCCCGTGGAGGAAGCTGAGGCCTTCGAGCGGCTGCTCCAGGTGCTTGGCTCGATTCCGGCAGTCGCGGCGCGGATGGGCAAGGAGCAGAGCTATGTCGCGAAGATCCTGCGCCTGTGTGCGCTGACGCTGCACTCGCGCGATGCGATGCGGGCTGAGTTGATCACCATCGACCATGCGCTGCTGCTGGCGCGCCTGGCGGAGGCCGAGCAGAATGCCGCACTGAAGTGGACGCTGGACCATAGCGCGGGCTCGAAGACGACCGTGGAGACGGTGCTGCAGCAGCGGATCGCGAGCGTTGTGCAGGCGCGCGCGGATAAGGCTGCGGGGAATTCGTCGCGTTATTCCTACACCTTTGAACCGCAGAGCGTCGTTCGGCTGAAGGCGTGGATTGAGGCTGAGTCGGGCATCCTGTTGAGCCGCGCGCCCTGGTCGCTGACGGACGAAGACTACCTGCTGCCCGACGTTGGGCCCTGCGCGGAGTGCCCGAAGAATACCAAGGCTAATACGCCGCTCTTCGGCGATATGGAGATGGGCGACGCGACCTGCACCGACGGCGCATGCTTCGCAGCCAAGACGGAAGGCTTCGTGCAGATCGAGATGCGCAAGGCTGGGCACGATGAGCTGGCCAAGCCGAAGGTTCTGGTACCGCGGCTGAGCTGGAAGATATCCAGCGTGAAGCCGAGCATTGTGCCCAATGATGGGATTGCGGCGTGCTCTATCAAGTCAGCTGCCGAGACGGCCAACCCGGCGAAGGTGCTGAAGTACGGCCAGTGGATCGATGCCAAGATGGGCAGCTGCGCGAATGTGCGTTCGGGTGTGACGGTGGATTGGAGCGATGCGGGCGATCGCGGCTACATGGGCGGCAGGGAGAAGCTGCGGATGGCCGGTGAGACTGTCCGGGTGTGCATCGCGGTGGGCTGCAAGGTGCACTCGAAGGGCTGGGAGGAGAAGCAGGCGCGCAGCGAGGATAAGCCGAAGCCATCGGAGACGACGGCGGAGCGTGAAGCGCGTGAGGCTGCTGCGAAGGCGTACGTGGAGAGCGAGCGGCCGGTGCGTGTCGCGTTCATGAAGCTGCTGCTGGCGAAGGCGATGGAGAAGCGTGAAGCGGTTCTGCGCAAGCTCCTCGAGGATGCACTCGAGCGCGGGTGGGGTATTGACGGTGTAAGCCTGGCGGTGTCAATGGGGATTCCGGTACCAACCGCGAAGGGCACTCACTTGTCCGCGCAGGATGATGTCGCAATGGATGCGATCGAGAAATATATCGGCACGGCCATGGTGGATGAGTTGATTCGTCTGGCCGCCGCGCTAGAGCACGCGGACCTGCTGAAGGTCGACCGCCGCGAACGGAAAGAGGCTGAGCGCCGGGCGATGGACGCCGTCGCGAAGGAGCTCGGTTTCAAATGGACCGCTCCGGACGCCGCAAAGCCGGTCAAGAAAGTCGCTAAACCTGCTGCGAAAAAGGTTCCGGCGAAGAAGGCTGTACTGCCAGCGGGAAAGAAGTCCAAAGGGGTGACGGCATGAGCGGTGCGACATCAATCGAGTGGACGGATGCGACGTGGAATCCGATTCGGGGATGCTCGCGGGTGAGTGAGGGATGCCGCAACTGCTACGCCGAGAGCGTAGCGCATCGCTTCAGCGGGCCGGGGTTGGCGTATGCAGGCCTGACGGCGTTGGGCAGGTGGAATGGAAGGATCGAGTTCGTGGAAGAGCACCTGCTCGATCCGCTGCGCTGGAAGACGCCGCGCCGCATCTTCGTCAACTCGATGAGCGACCTCTTTCATGAGAACGTGACGGATGAAATGCGCGACCGTATCTTCGCGGTGATGGCGCTGTGCGCGCGGCACACGTTTCAGATCCTCACGAAGCGGCCGGAGCGGATGCTGGCATATCTGGGCGAGCCGGGTAGACGCAGCGATGTGATGCTGGCTGCTGGTGACCTGGCGTTTGAGATTGAAGCACACGTGAAATATCCGCGCTCCATGTTTCCGAAGAATGCTGAGGTTGTCTATGATCTCGGCGCGGATCGTGATGAATGCGGCTGTCGAGTAAGTAGTAACTGGCCGCTGCTAAACGTGTGGTTGGGTGTCTCGGTCGAGAACCAGAAGGCTGCGGATGAGCGTATCCCGCTGCTGCTGAAGACGCCGGCAGCAGTGCGGTTCATCTCCGCTGAACCCCTGCTGCGGCATGTAAGTCTGGAAGAACTTCTGAGCGTTAGTGGGATTGGGAGGTATCTGAACGCTTTGAGTAATGCAGGTGTGGACCCCGGAGCAGAGATTGCGACGCGTCTTGACTGGGTGATCTGCGGCGGCGAGAGCGGCCCTGGAGCTCGCCCGATGCATCCGGCCTGGGCTTGCAGCCTGCGCGATCAGTGTGTCGCCGCTGGCGTGCCCTTCTTCTTCAAGCAATGGGGCGAGTGGCGGGATCACCGATGGGACGATCCGGACAATAAGCCTCACGTCAGACTAACGCGCGACGGAAAGGATGGGCAGATTCTCGGATCGGCTAGAGACAACGACGTGTGGATGGCGCGCCTCGGCAAGAAGTCTGCGGGCGATCTGCTCGATGGCGTGCAGTGGCACCAGTTTCCGGAGGTTGCGCATGGCAAAGCGTGATTGGGAGCTGACGAGCAACGGTGCGCTGCAGGCTGCGGCGGCGTGGCTGCTAAAGAAGAGCGGTGCGCTGCTGGTGGTCATCGTGCGGGTCGATGACCTGGCTATCGCCGCCGATCCGCTGTGCGCTCCGCGTGAGTCCCAGCGCCTGCTTGAGGACCGCATGCCGGAGTTGCATGAACGCCTCGAACGGGAACGCCAACTGGCCCGCGAATTGGCCGACCGCAAGCTCGCAAGAGCAGCGAAGAAGGGATCGCGATGAGTGACCTGCGAATGATCGAGATGAGCTTCGCGTATGAACGCGCTGCCGGTGTGATCGAAAGCGAATGTGTTCCTCAGGGAAGCAATTGCTATGGCGATATGTGGTTTGATCTCGCGAGCGCCACAGTCGACTTGACGGACGAAGTGCTTTACCTCGATTCCCGTCGGTTGCTAGAACGCAGTCTTGAGAATCCCCAGTGGGTCATCATTCTCGACGAAGGTGAACCCTTATGTGAGCCGGAGCCCGGCGCATGAGCGTTTATGTGGATCCGGTGATGGCACATGGTGGATCGAAGACTTTTCGCTGGGAGCGCAGCTGCCACATGTACGCGGACACGCTCGAGGAGCTGCACGCCATGGCGCGGGCGATCGGGATGCGGCGGGAGTGGTTTCAAGCCAAAGACAAGCTGCCGCACTATGACCTGGTGGCAACCCGGCGCACTGCGGCTGTCGAGCATGGTGCTGTCGAGCATACCCGCGAACAGATGGTGCAGTTCATGCGGTCCCACGGCGGCGGTAGTCAAGAGCAAGCGAATTTATTTGGAGGCGAGTGATGGTGAAAGTTGATATCGAGCGGCCAGCGGTCTGTTTTGCCTCAGCGCACGAGTGTGAGCTGTGGGAGCGGATGGTGTGCTCGGTTACCCCTGTGATTCTCGAGATGTATTCCGGGCGGATACCCACCGTGGCCACTGCTGCTGCGTTTGCGGATGAGGCGGTTTTACAAGCTCGCAGGCGTAAAGACAGCGAGGCGGTCTAATGGCCGTCAACGCGTTTGCATGGCTTGAGGACTTCGATGCATCGCCTACGCTGCCGTGCGTCAGCATCCCGATCACGGCCGCCATCCGTGCCGCCGATGCTGCGCTGCAGGCCGAGCGCGAGCGGCTGAGTGTGTCGCCAGCGCAGGAGTGGCGCGACCGGGTGCAGCTGAACCCCGCCAACCTGCGCACCGTGCGTCCTGCCCAGCCAGCAGCGGGCCGAGTCATCGAGTGGCGCCAGTATGTAGCCAGCGGCGAGCGGGCAAAGAGGTACTGCACGGCCTGCAAGGCAGAGCTGAACCCTTGCGTGAAGGGGGCGCTGTGCTCGACGTGCCGCCCGACGGCGAAGACCACGCGGACGATGCGGCTGTGCGCTGCAGGCTGCGGCCGGCGGATGGAGGCTCGCAGCACGCAGCAGATCTGCAAGCTCTGCCGCCCCAAGGCGGGGAAACTGAAGACGTGCGCAAGCTGCCCGCGCACCTTCAGTAAGTACTCGCCGCATGCGACCTGCCGGGAATGCCGCAGGGTAGCGATGCCGAAGGGACTGCCGTGCTAATGAGCCCCCGTGCTAAACGCAAGCTCTGGAGTCCGGAGGAGCTCGATGCCGTGCAGCGTACGTATCCCCACCTACCCACGGCCGAGATCGCGACGCAGCTCGGCTGCTCAGCGAAAAATATCTATCGCGTCGCGGCGAGGCTGGGGCTGAAGAAGACGGCTGCGTTTCTGGCCAGCCCGGATGCGTATCGTCTGCGGCGCGGAGACAATGTCGGGGCTGACTTTCGCTTCAAGCCTGGGCACGTACCGGCGAACAAGGGAATGAAGATGCCGGGATGGGCTCCTGGGCGCATGGCGGAGACGCAGTTCAAGTGCGGCCAGATCGGAAATAAGTACATGCCAATCGGGACGGAGCGCGTCAACCCAGACGGCTATCGGGAGCGCAAGGTCACCGACACGCTCGGAACGCCACGCGATTGGAAGGGTGTGCAGATTCTCGTGTGGGAAGAGGCGCACGGTCCGGTGCCGGCGGGGCGCGTAGTGATCTTCAAGGATGGCGACAAGGCGAACATCGTGCTCGAGAACCTCGAGTGCCTGTCGCGTCGAGACCTGATGCTGCGGAACAGTTCGCAGCGGTGGGGGCCGGAGGTTTTCGGATTGATTCAACTGCGCGGTGCGCTCAACAGAAAGATCAGGAGTCAACGTGAAAAATAAGATGTCGGACTTGCGGAACCATTTATTTGAGGCGATTGAGGCGTTGAGGGATGAAGAGAAGGCCATTCCCATGGAGGTCGCCCGCGCCAAGGCGATCAGCGATCTCGCGCAGACCATCATCAACTCGGCCAAGGTGGAGATCGAGTTCGCTAATGTGTTGGGCGTCAGGATTGCGCAGCCGTTCTTCGACAATGCAGTCCCGGATGACGGCAAACCCTGGGCGGCGTTCGCGTTGTCGAGTGAAGTGCGCAAGAGCGCCTGACAGTAACGCAGCAGAACGGAATGGTGGGCAACGGTGCAGCACGTCAATCGAGCAGCAAGAGCGGCCGGGGATACGACGGCGAAGGGTGGGCGTGCGTGAGCAACGAGGTAACCAATTCGGCATACCGAACGCGGCTGGGTAATCCGACCGCGAAGGCTGTCCTGGTTGTGCTCGCGGATGCGGCCGACGCTGCGGGCTATGGCTGGCCGTCGGTGGAGCGTGTGGCGGGGAGTTCCGAATTGAATTTGCGGACCGTCCGCCGCATGTTGCAGATATTCGAAGAGATAAACCTTGTCGCGCGTCAGCGGGTCGAGGGGAAGTTTTACAAATACGCCTTCCAGATCAACCTGAGGGTTCTAGGGACAGACCTGAAGCAGCCGTTCGCGGCCCGCTTCCGTCTAGCCCAGCGCCAGCCGTTGATCTTGGACGCAGAAGAAGTAGAGGCCGCATCCGTGGAACTTTTTGCCGATGCCGCCGCAGTAAAAGTGGTCTGTGAGACCGCATCCGTGGAACCATTTGCCGATGCCGTCGTAGTAGAAACGGTCTGTGAGACCGAAATTGCGGTCTGTGAGACCGAAATTGCGGTCTGTGAGACCGAACCCCCACACCCCCATATAGGAGGAACCATCATTGAACCACCATGGAACCTTCTTGCGTTTCCCGGCGAGACCGTCGCACCTGCCAAAGCAAAGCGAAAAGCAAAAGCGCCGATCAGGGCAAAAGCAAACGCAACAGCTCCGGCAGATCCACGGCATACGCCCTTCCGCCTGGCGATCGTCACCTATGCGAAGTTCAAGGACGTCGTGCTGGCGTGGGATGGCTCGGAGGCTAGGGCACTGTCGCTGCTGCTGCAGTCCGCGCCGGGGCTGACGCTGGAGAGATTTCAGGCGTGCCTGAACCACCGGGCGCGAAGTCCGGGAACGCCGCACGGCGAGCGGCCGCGTCTGTGGCTGTCGAACATCACGAAGTACCAGGACGGGCCCCTCAATCAATTTGGAAAAACAGGAGATATACATGGAACTTTCAAGGGTAAAACCGAATCCAGCCTCGATGCAGCGCAGCAGGCTATCGCCGTTATCGCCAGCCGAGAAGCAAGCGGCTATTACGCGGCTTCTGGCCAAGCTGGGCGTTCGGCGCCAGGCCAAGCTGGGCATGGACGATTACTTGGTGCTGGCTGAGGACCTGGCGAGATTCGACCTGGTCGACATCGAGGGCGGACTGGATGACATTGCGCGCTACCCAAAGCGTGACGGCGAGACGGCCTTCCCAGAATGCGCAAAGTTGAAGCAGGCTGTCATCGAGCGCAAGCTGGTCCGCGAGGCAGCAGAGATTCGCAAGGCGGAAGCGGACGATGCGGCGTATGCCAAGGATCATCCCGAGGAGTTTATGACCTTCGGCGAGCTGATGAAGATGCCAGAGGCGCAGGGCATCATGCAGAAGCTCGAAATGGAGCACCGGAAGGCGTGCTGCGCAGCGATACAGACACCCCGCAGCCTTGTGGAAAAGTAAGAATCGCAGAATTATGTGCATGTGTTTCGTCCAATGTTTATACGGGTAGATCGCCAATCACAGAATTATGTGCAACCTACCCATTGCATGTTGATAAAACATGCCTCATAGTCCTATTTGTACCTCACTGACGTACTGGCGAAGGTATGCAACGTAACTGCGAAAGCAGCGTAGCCAGCACCGACTGGCTGTACAGTCCGAGCGAAAATCGGGCCGTTGTGAAGCCTAGGAATAGCTCCGTCTCCATTTCCATATCCGCCTGTTCACGCGCCGTCGCGCGTGTGCGTCGATGTCTGCGTTTGAAAGAGGAAAGCATGTCGAAAAGCATAGCGTTGTGGGTCACAGATGAACGTGGAATCAACTCGATTCGCCGTTATCTGAAGCCCGAGGAGGCTGTGCGCATGGTTGAGCAGAACACTGCTGAGCCGGTGCTTCACAATCAGACGGGTGCGATCGTCGCATTGCGTTCGCTGCGCGAGGTTCGCAGGCCAGTGAGCGCGCCACATCCTGCAATGCAGGCGATCATGGAGCGGAGATCGAAGGCTTCCTGCACAGCGTTCTCTAAGGCGGAAGTCGAGGCGATCGTAGGAATGCGCGGCAAGTCACGGACGGCTCATATGACGGAAGACCAGAGGGCAGAACGTATCCGCCAGCGCTGGTGTGCTGAGGACCTGGTAGAAAGTGCGCAGCAAAAACTGGCTGTGTATACCGGCGTTCACTAGCGTGATCACCCAACTGGATGACGGCTACAGGTTGCGCTGCAGCGGCTGCGGTTGGGGCGTTTCCCTGACCTTCTCGGAAGTGCGGAATCTGGACCGCGCGCTGGACATCAAGAGCGAGCTGCAGCGGGTCCATAAGGATTGCGACAGCTTTGGCGATGTGGCCAAGGCGAGGGCTGCGATCCGGGCAACAGAGCAAGCTGAACGGCAAGCAACACGCGGAGGCGGGAAACGATGATCACGAATGAGCGGGATCCAGCGAAAGGCAATGGCGTCCTTATCGTTGCAATCGTCTCGCTGGCACTGACTGTCGTTGCTTCAATGGGCGGTTGGATGCTCAGCCTGGCGAGCCGGATTTCCGCGCTGGAAGTGCAGTCGGCGGCCCTATCTTCTGCGCCAACGCAGCTGGCGGCGCTGGAGCAACAGATCGTTGACTTCCGCAAAGATTTCGACGAACTGAAGGATGAGATTCGGAATAAGCCGGGCTATACCTACCGCTATCCCGATATGTCCAGACCTGCAAAAGATTGAGATAATACCCCGCTAAAACGTGAAGCACTAGACGAAACCGGCTCTGTGATTGACGCCAGAGCCGGTGCGGGGTTGCAGTTTGCGGTGGTTCTGAAATCCCCACTTTCCGCGTAAGCGTATTTCGTGGGTCAGTAGAGAACACCTGATAGCGGACGGTCGAACTCCGGCGCCGCAAAGCAGTTTCCTCCTGGGTCGCACGTCAAGGATGCGCGTGCGGCCTATTTTTTTCCGGAGATCTTGATGCGGCTGCGCAACGAGTGGAACGCGGCTCTGGATGCTGCCGATGTGTCGATGGCCCGGTACCTGGGGCCGCAGCATAAAGCGCGCATCGCGGTGCATGACTTGAGGCAATACATGAACAACTTCCGTTACGACAATAACGGCCTCGCGCTCACCGAGGGGTTTGAAGGCGTGCGGCTGATTGCGTATCTGGACGTTGGTGGAATCTGGACGATTGGCTATGGTCACACCGGCGGCGATGTTTGCAAAGGTCTCGTCATTACGGATTCGCAGGCGGAAGCGCTGCTGGTAAGCGATGTGGCCGCAGCCGTAGCCTGTGTGAACCATGCTGTCAGGTTCGATATCACCCAGTACGAGTTTGACGCGCTGGTGGACTTCACGTTCAACGCTGGGCGCGGCAACTTCCTGCGCTCGACGCTGCTGACGAATCTGAACGCTGGCAAGACCGAAGCCGCCGCTGCGCAGTTTGGTCTGTGGGTGAATGCTGGCGGCAAGCCGGTAAGTGGCTTGGTGCGGCGGCGTGACGCAGAAGAGCGGATGTTCCTGAGGGCGGCATAATGTGCCCTGAGATGTGGAAGCGATACGGCGAGCTGGAGCAGAAGGCCAAGCGGGTAGACGCCGCCGAGCAAGAGACTAAGCGGCTGAAGCAGATCATCGCGGACGCCGCGACGCAGGCGGCACTGGGCAAGGACTAACAGAACGGCGAGCAACCCTCGCAAGGAGCAATATCATGGCAATCAATTTCAAATCCGTCGGGCATTTCTTCGCGAAGGCCTATACCGCAATCGTCGCCGCAATCCCGAAGGTCGAAGCCGATATCGTAAAGGTAGAGGGCACCGCGGCTGTCGTCGAGAAGGTCACGTCCGCGATCCCCACCTATGGCCCTCTTGCCGTCACACTGGAGCAGGCGGGGTACGCCGTCCTCGGAGAGCTGGCTTCTGTGCTCACTGCTGGCGGATCGGCCGCAGAGGCCAAGCTGAGTGATGCGGGGCTGGACACCAACGTCATCAGCACCGTCAAGGCATTGGTTGCGGGCTTCCCCACGCTCGTTACCGTGGCGAAGTCGCTCTAAGCTGACTCTCTAACCTTATGGGCGGGCTGACACAGCAGGGGCCTCGCTGGTGTCAGCCCGTCCGTAACACGAGTTTGGGAGACTTCATGGTCAACCCGTTCAAGCACGTCGGCAAGGTGATCTCGGACGCTTACGCGAACGCCAACGAGAGCGACTGCGCGCCAGGCCTCGCCGTAGCCGCAACGACGGTGGGTTTGCTCGTCGTGGCTCCGTATTCGTTCGTCTCCGCGTTCTTCAAGAAGCGTGAGCTGGACGATCCAAACGACCCGCGCGGGAACAATGTCGCCGGCACGCACTTGACTCAGTCGCAGATTGATGCTGCTGAGAGAGGGAATCTCCGATGAAGCCTCTTACCTCCCATTCCTACTTCGAAGCTGTCGCACTGTGCTGCGTTCCGGTGATGTGCGTCTTTTTGACGTGGGCTCTTTGGCCGGTGCATCACGCGATCCAGTCGAACAGCCAAGGCTCCGCCGCAGTCCTCGCGAAGGTCGGGACCAACCTCGACAAAATCGGGATCGCCCTCGATACCGTCAATGCTCCGCCTCGGGATGACGGGCACCAGATCGTGTATGGCACGCTCTCAGGCGTCGCGCAGACGACCAAGAACATCGGCCTCATGGCAGCGCAGGGCGCGGAACAGGTAAAGCAGTCCGGCAAGCTCATCACGTCGGCGGCTGTCACGATCACCACGGTTGGAAAACATCTGAGCAAGACGGCAGATGCGGCCACGGGAACGCTCAACAGCGCCTCTGGTGCCTTCGACACGCTATCGAAGCACGGCGACAAGACGTTGGGCGCTGCTGATGTCCAGATCGCCGCGGTGGGCGCCCAGCTCGCAGGAACGCCCGGTGGTGACGGCGGGCTCATCGGCCGAGTTTCGCTGTTCGTTACTCATGCGGATACGCTGGCGACCAACTCCGACATTCCGCTAATCATGGGGAACGTGCAGGGCTTCACTAAGCTGTTCGTGACTACCACCGGAACCTTCAATCACATGCTGCTCACGGGCGATCAGATCGAAACCAAGGTGAGCGAATGCACCCTGCACCCGCATCTCTCCTGCCAGTTGAAGGCCTACACGATGTTCGGCGCGCAGGCCGGCGGATACTTGCTGCATTGATTGGTAGGGGGATTAGCGATGGCGAAACGACCATGCGCTCGGGCTGGGTGCAAGAACCTGGTCGAGCGCGGCGGACGGTGCGCAGAGCATAAGGCTGCACCTGCGCTTATGAAGCGGCTGAATTCGACTCAGCGTGGCTATGGATACAGGTGGCAGAAGTCGAGTAAGGCTTACCTGCTCGCGCATCCGCTCGCAGTTGATTGGTTCAAGGAGCATGGCGGAAGGTTCTATCCAGCGGAGGTTGTCGATCACATCATCCCTCATCGCGGCGACATGAAGTTGTTTTGGGATCCGAACAACTGGCAAGGCTTGACGAAGGCGGATCACGATCGCAAGACAGCGGTGGAAGATGGCGGATTCGGGCATAAGCCTAATGAAATCAAGGGGTAGGGGTAGGGGGTCTAAATCTCTACAACCTTCGGCGTCTAGACCCGTTATTGGAAGAATTTTTACGTCCGCAAAATTCTAAGGTTTTGGACAATGGATTCAACGATTTGGGACGAAAGAAACGCTCAGCTCTCAACGCCAATCGCACCTGGCTCAACTGTGTGCGGCTATGACCCATGGCAAGGCCACCAAAATCAGATATCGAACATGCGTTGTCGGGGGCGGACGCCAAGGACCCCGCGCGCAAGCGAGCTCGCGCGTCTGCAATCAAGCCCAAGGGGGACCTGGGGCCGCCGCCTCCGAAGTTCCTGGACAAGCATAGTCCATCAGCGGGCCAGCATCTTGAAGCGTGGAAGGACATCGAGATGGCTGCCGCCGCGAATGGCGTCAAGCTGACAGCCGGGGACCGCATCGACGTGGAGATGCTGGCCCGCATCATGGCCCGCTGCCGCCGCCTTGAGCCGCAGTCCTCTGACTTTGCAAACTATGACAAATTCTCGACAAAGCTTTGCCTCGGTACAGCAGGCCGCAAGCTCATCCACGACACTGGGGATAAAGCCGCAGGCACAACGGAGAGCGATGAATGGAGCAACTTGACTACGCCTCCCGCGCCACCCGCTACGCGCGTGCAATAGCAGAGGGGCAGATCTGCGCTTCGAAGTGGGTGCGGTTGGCGTGCGGGATACACCTCACTGATCTCGACAGCTCCGCGCGATGGGTGTTCGATGCCGCCTGGGTGAACTTCGCCTGCGACGTTGCAAGCAAGTATAGACACGAGAAAGGAATAAAACAGGGCCAGCGCATCGTCCTGGAAGATGCGCAGATCTTCATCCTCGCGTCGATCTTTGGATGGGTCGACCGCGAAACCGGGGTCCGTAAATACCGCGAAGCCTTCATCCTGATGCCTCGCGGATCGGGGAAGTCTCCACTCGCCGCGATGGTCGGCGTCATCATGGCCTTCTTTGCCGGCCAGCCCGGCGCCGAGGTCTATTGTGGCGCGAACTCCATGCGTCAGGCGATGGAGGTTTTCCGTCCCGCGAAGGCGATGATCGACCAGGAGACGGCGTTTCGTGAGCGCTTTGGGATCGAGACATCCTCGCGGGCGATCTATCAGCTTAGAACACGTTCACGCTTTATCCCGCTATGTAAAAAACCCGGCGATGGCGCCTCTGTATGGTGCGCCATCCTTGACGAGTATCACGAAGCGCTCAACCCCGAGCTCTACGACACCTACAAGACGGGAGCTTCGAAGCGCTCCGGTTCTTTGATCTTCGTCGTCTCTACCGCGGGCGTCGGGTCGACCGAAAATCCCTGCCATGCGCTGCAGGATGAGGCGGAAAAGGTTCTGGAAGGAACGCTTCCGAATGAACGGTGGTTTGTGCTTATCCATTGCGCGGATGAAACCGTCGAATGGACGACGAAAGAAGCGTTGCAGATGGCCCAGCCCATGTTGGGAATCTCCAACGACAGAGAGGCAATTGAGCTCGACATTCAGGCGGCGATCCGCAATCCGGCGAAGGCAAACCTGGTCAAGGCCAAGTATCTCAACATCTGGGCCGGGGGCTCTGGAAACTGGATGAATATGGTTTTCTGGGGAGCATGCTTCGATCAGGAGCTCAAGGATCAGCAGGAGGAGTTAGTCAAACATTTGCCGTGCTGGATCGGATCGGATCTTGCGTCCAAGCTCGACCTGGCGGCCTGTGTCCGACTTTATCGCGACGATTCAAAGGGCGACAAGCCACACTATTATGCGCTGACGCGTGCTTACCTTCCCGAGGAGCGCGTTCAGGAACCTCAAAATCAGCACTATCAGAAATGGGTCAAAGGCGGATTTCTTACCGCGACGCGCGGGGCGTCGATCGACTACAGCCTGCTCGAGGCAGATGTTGTCGGGGACATCGAGCGCAATGACGTTCGGCAACTCGCGTATGACGCTCGGTACGCGGACCAGTGGTCACAGCGAGTCGAGGAGATATCCGGAGCGACAAGGGTGGAGATGCCGCCCAGCCCGGCGATTCTCTCGCCGGCGATGAAGGAATTAGAGGGCGCGGTCTACGATGGCCGCTTCCACCATGACGGTCACCCGGTGCTTACCTGGTGCATATCGAATGTGATGACTTCGGAGTCGGGCGCCGGAAACTACCGGATGCCAGACAAGAAGAAGCCCGAGGACAAGATCGATGCCGCAATCGCGCTTTTTCTCGCGCAATATCCGGCGGCGTTAGCACTGGAATCCGCCTACATTTCACCCGTTGTTAGGAGTGCTTGATGTTCAAAGGAATCAAGAGCGCGCTCGGCCGCGCGAAGAAGGCTGCCGCGTTTTCGTTCGATACGATCAGCGCTGGATGGTATGCCCGCAATGGGTACTACGGCATCTATAACGCCCTCTCGGGCGGCCTCCCGGCGTGGTCTGGCGAGCCGGTTTCCACCGACACCGCCATGGGGCTCAGCACCGTCTGGGCCTGCAACAAGATCATCTCCGAGTCTGTCGGTTTCCTGCCCGTCAATATGATGCGGGAGAACGGCAACATAAAGGATATGGCGATAGGTAAGCCCCTGTACACGGCGCTGAAATATGCCCCGTCCGAGGAGATTACAACCCAGACATTCACAGAGCTGTTGACGTCGCACCTGGTGCTGCAGGGTAATGGGTTCGCCAAGATCGCGCGGCGGTCCGGAACGGGCGAGGCTCTGGAGTTTTATCCCCTTCAGCCCCAGATGGTATTCCCTGACCGCGAGAAAACCGGGCAGAAGCGGCTCATCTACGTGGTGCGCGAGGAGCATCAGGCTGACAAGACCTACACCGTCGAAAGGGGCAAGCCGCAGGACATCCTGCATCTTCGCGGCCTCGGCTGGGATGGCGTTCGGGGCTACAGCATGATCACCATGGCGCGTCAGTCGCTGGGGACGGCAATCGCCCAGGAGCGCAATGTTGCGAACTTCTACGCGAGGGGGGGACGTATCCCGTACGTGCTCAAGCATCCGAACAAGTTCAAGGATGACAAGGATTATGAGCGCTTCGCAGCGAATTGGGAGAAGACTTACTCGGACCCGCACAAGCCGCCAATCCTGGAGCAGGGCCTTGAGTACGAGCAGATCGGGCTCTCGGCTAAGGATGCGCAGCTCATCGAAAGCCGCGAGTTCACGATCCCCGATATCTGCCGATGGTTCTCTGTCTTTCCCACCCTTGTCGGCGATCTGTCGCATGCCACGTTTTCCAACATCGAGTCCCTGGCGGAACAGTTTGTGCGCTTCACGCTGATGACGCACCTGACGCGATGGGAGCAGGAGTTGTGGCGCTGCGTTCTTACGCCGGAGGAAAAGCATCAGGGTTATTTTTTCCGGCACGATCTCAGTGCCCTTCTCCGCGCCGACTTCCAGGCGCGCATGCAGGGTTATGCGACGATGCTGCAGAACGGTATCGAATGCATCAACGAAGTCCGAGGGTCTGAGGGTCTAAACCCGATCGATGGCGGCGACGAGCACTTTGTTCAGGTCAATCTCGCGCCCGTGCAGAACATGCAGGGCGCAACGCCGGCGGCCCGCGTCCAGGTCGTCGGCAAGAAGTCAAGGGAGAGCAGATGAAAAACAAGCAGCGTCAATTCCGAATGGCGGTCAAATCGCTCAATGAGGACGGATCGTTCGAGGGGATGCTTTCGCCGTATAGCAATGTCGACGATGGCGGCGACCTGGTCGAGCCCGGCGCCTTCACCAAGACGCTACAGGAAAACGGCAGCAAGGTACCCATGCTGTGGCAGCATAAGACCGACTGCCCGATTGGCGAGCTGGCGCTCGAGGACACGTCCGAAGGCCTGGCGTGCAAGGGGCAACTGCTGCTGGAGATCCCCGAGGCGAAGAAAGCCTACCTGCTGCTCAAGGCGAAGGTGGTCAAGGGACTCTCGATCGGCTATGACCCCATCAAGGCGCAGGTGATCGACGGAGTTCGGCACTTGAAGGAGATCCGGCTCTGGGAGGGGTCCGTTGTCACCTTCCCGATGAATACTCTCGCCCTGGTCGGTGACGTGAAATCGCGCCGTGAGAATAAGGGCGACTTCAACGAGGAGCTGAATGAGCGGCAGATTATGGCGGCTGGCTACCAGATGATCGGCGCGCTGCAGGATGCGCTGCAGGACGCCATCTGGGACGGCAACCTGAGTCGTGAGGAGATGGTGACGGCCGCCGCGACGGTCACCCAGCAGTTCTGCAATGCGTACATGGACTACCTGCCGCAATATCTTGACGTGCTGGCCGAGGTGTACGGCATGGACACAAAGTCCTGGTCGGCGAAGCGCCACGAGACCAAGGAAGGCCGCAAGCTGAGCGCGGCGACCAAGGGTTCGCTCGGCGAAGCCCACGAGCACATGAAGTCTGCCATGGACATTATGGATGCACTGATCGATGACGAAGCCGATGACGTCGAAGAGGAA